CTTGCTTAAAGGCTTGAACCAAGGTGCGGTAGGTGTTCCAACCGCAGAAGATTACGAGGTCAGTCTTGGTCAAGATGGCCTGTGGAATTTGGTTGTAGATAGCGTCAAAGATGCCGATGACATTCGTTGCAGTGATACCAACGGAGGCAGAAACCGCACCCGTGTTACCGCTGATGGTAGAACCCGAAGCAGCGTTCAAAAGTTGGTTGATACCAGAGAAGTAGGTATTACCCTGCCAAATTGCGTTTTCCAAAGCCTCTGCGATACGGAGAGCCTTCTGTTCGGAGAAAGCCTGCTCGAAGGGAACACCGTCGTAGGTAGAGCCAGCAGTCAACTGCGTCTGCATCCAGTATTGTTCCAAGGAACGAGGGCAAAGGGTTTCTTGAACCTTCATACGGCCAACGGTGATGTTGCGTTGTGTGAACGCAGTCGTGCCTGAAGTTGTGTAACCGCAAGCGTCACCGTTCTGCAATACTGCATCGGTGTCCATGAGGTTGAGGGCAGCAGCGAACTTGATGCCCACCTGCTTGGTGAACAGGGCTGCTGAACGAGCGGAGAATACCGCCTTAGTGATAAGGGGCAACCTTTGCTGGTCGGTGTAGGATGTTAATCCTGTGAAAGTAAAAGGCATTTTATTAAGGGTTTAGGGGTTTAGTTTTTTTTGAGTGTTTGGAGTGCTTGGGCGAGAGCGTTGAAGTTCTGCGATGCAGCAGCCTTGCGTTGCTCAACGATTGCGGAACCGCTGGCCTTGGGGGCTTCGGCTGGGAGTTCGGAAACCTTTTCGACGATATCGGCCATGGTTTCAACCTGCGATGCGAAAGCAGACATTTTCTCTTTCATGTTGCCCATTTCAGCGTATGCCGCTTTAAGTTCTTCCATGATGGAGGCAAGGTGCTTGGCGACGATGGCCTCAACAACTTCGGGGGTCATTAGCGGATAAGCGTCCTTGATTTCTTCGGTTACCTCAACGGCCACTTCGGGGGTGATTTCAGCAGCAACAGGCAACGGCTCGATGACCGGGGTTGCTACTTCAGCAGCGATGACCTCAACGATTTTGCCTCCTTCGGTCTTGATTGTTCCGACTCCTTCAACGACGTGTTCGCCATCGGGAGCAGGGAGAGTGCCGTCCTCGGCAACGACATAAACGGCAGTACCTGCAACGAGGTCGCCATCCACACGGACAACGGTGCCGTCGGTCAACTTGTAGTCAGCGAAGGACTGCTTTTGGGTGCTGAATTTGCGGAGTTCAGTCCGCAGGGATTCGATTGCGTTTTTCAGGTTCATAGTTAGTTGGATTTGTAGTTGGGGGTTAATTGTTGCAAAAAAGCGGTTAATTCGTCAGCAAGGCCAGCTAGTTCGACCTCCATTTCGGATTCAGTCTTGTCCATCCCGAAGAGGCCCTCAACGGAGAAACCCCTAAACAGGTTGCGGTTCTCCCACACCTCGTCGTTCTCTACTTTGAAGGAACCGAACCAAGAGCCGTCGGGGGTGTCCTCGTATCCTTTCGGTGGCATGATACCACGCTCGGCATCGGTTATAAATGACTCGAACATGAACACGCCATCGAGTTCGGCATTGTGGTAAGCGTTGACGTTGTGCTGATTGCCCTGCTTAAAGTACTTTTGCACGATTTTGCGGATAGTGGCTTTGTCAAAGACGACGTAGTACTCCCCGTAGGTTTCGTCCTTCCGAAAGATGGGAGTGTCTGCAAGCATCAACGGCCCAGTAAGGACCCTGCGTTAGCCTGTTTCGCTAAAACGTTGTGGTGTTTTTGCGAAGGCTTGGAATGGCCGTTCGATGGCGGGCATATCGGTCAGGGCCACGAATTGGACCCCTTCATCCACCTCGTCCACAGTCATTCGGTATATTGGCAGTTCCATAGTGGTAAATGTCCTACGCCCCTAAAGTTGCAAATTCCTCCAACCTCCGAACCCTCCGAGTGCTTTGGGTGATGTCCCGTTCCACCACATAGGCTCGCATCGGGGATGAACCTTGACCTTGGCCTGCCGAGAGTTCGCCCGTGCCGAGATTGGTCGTTTGCGGGTTCGCAAAGATGGGCGGTGGTGCTGCGCTTGCTCCTGCACCCGTTACGTCTGCACCGGGTGAGCCTGCACCTGCACCGCCTTGGAATTGTTGAGCCTTAATCTTGGCGACGTTTGCAAGACCAGCAGTAAGAGCAAGACCCGCCTCTACAAACCTTTGTCCGGGGAATACGGATTCAGTCGGCTTCAAAGCGAGTGCCGAACTGACGGCAAGGTAGGTGTTCACGATGGCTTGGGCTATGGATGCAGCCTTGGCGACATTGAAAGCCCGCTTTTGTGCTGCTTCGCTCTTTCCAGCCGATGCGATGATGATATCGTTGATGACCGCAAAGGACTGACCGACGTATTTCTCACGCAGTCCTGCAAGGTCCTCTTCACGCTGGGCTTGACCCATCTTGGACTTTGCGTCAGCCGTGTCCACCTGCATCCTCCGCTTGGCTTCGGCTTGCATGGCTTTGATTTGCAGTTGCTCCTGTTGGCTCAACCTATCCAACTCCATTTCGTAGAGTTGAAGGTTCAAGTCCTCCACAAACTTGATGATGGCGTTGTTTTCCTCTCTCAATCGCTCCAAACGCTTTTGGGTGGCCTCTGCTTCCTTGCGTTGGCGTTCTTTGACTTGTGCCTCCCTCTTTTGGTCTGCTGCGATTTGGGCGTTCGTGTGGGCTTCGTATGCATCCCGGTAATTGGAGAGGGCTGCTTCTTCACGCAACAACGCCTGCTCCCTTGCTTTCGCTGCGATGGCTGGGTCGGGTAGGTTCAGGAACCTGCGGACCGCCGCGGTGAGTTCGTCCCACTTGGCTATCAAAAGCCCTACGGCTGCGATGGCTACACCGATACCCGTTGCAAGGAGGGCGATTCGGAAAGCCTTCATCGCCCCTGTGCTTGCCCCGACTGCGGTTGCGTAGAGTGCCTGTGCTGCTGCTTGCCCTTGGGTTATCAGGATGGAGTCCTTGTTGAGCAGGTTGGCAACCTGTTGCACTCCGTTAGCGAGAGCCATCGCACCTTGGACCTTCAACAACGCCTTCTGCAAGTCATCATTCTCGGAGCCAAACAACGCTGCTGCACCTTGGGCGATTTGGAAGCCAGCCGTTATACCCTGCACCGCTGAAACGAAGGTATCGATGTTGCGAGTGTCGGATGCGAGGTTCTTAATCCTTTGCTGCGTGTCCCCGATTTGGTCCTTGAGTTTTCCCGCCTCCCGTTCCATGTCACGGAATGCCTTCGTCCCGTCTTGGCCTGCGAGGGCCATGTCCGCAAGGGTCTTCTGCAATTCCCGCAAGCGGGTCTTTGCGCTGGTCGTTCCAGCGGCGGTTGAATCTTTAAGCCCTACTTCGAGGACTATTTCTTTGGTTACATCTGCCATGGTTATCCTTCGGAGGGTAGTTCGGGGTTTATCGGGGGTTCATATCCTGGGTCCACAGGGTCGGGGTCAATCGGGCCGTTGAACAAAAATTCAGGGTTGCTTGCAATCGGGGTCGTCGTGGTTGCAACAAAGTCGGAGAGGTTGAGGATGCGTCGGAGCGTCACTCGGCACGGCTTCATCTGCCCGACCAGGTAGTCCCGAATCTCCAGCAACCTCCAACGGATGCCGCCGTAATAGACGGGCTTGCGGAAGTCCAGTTGGTAGATGTCCACGGATGATAGCAGCATCGTGAGTTCCAACTGCAATGCCTCTTGGGACACGGTTTCGTTGATGTAGTTCAGCCAGTAGGTGTTGTAGAGGTTGTTGTTGGTGTAGGCGTACGGGTTGCCGCTTGCGTTCACGGCGTTGTAGTACACCAAGCGAGGCTGCCCGAAGGTAAGATCCACATTCGGGGCGTATGGGTTGTCAATGTGGGATATGAAGGGGAGGGCGGTTGTAGCCGCTATCGTAGCAAATCCATCTTCTTCAATCCCGTACCAATAGAACCAAGGGGATTGACCCGTGATGCGGTTGTATTGGGCAATACGATAGCCCGTCTGCAAGGGCTTGATACTTCCACTCAACCGAGTTCCCTCCAAATCCCAAGTACGGCCAAGAATCTTATCCGACGCAAACGATGCAGGTATCAAGGTCCCGCATAGCGTTTCCACCACCTTATCGCCTTTGCCGTAAAAGTTGCCTGTGTTGAAGATTCGGCCCCCGTAGCCTTCACGGGCTAAGGGATAGGACTGCTTATAGGTTTTGGACAAATAGTCCCCCATGTCTTTGTATTTGAAGACGATGTTGGTGTAAGCATTCGGGTCGCCATTGGTCAGCACCTGCTCTGCGTTCTCATCGGATTTTTGCGACCAGTCCACCACGCCCGACGAATAGAAGTCCTTCCAAGGTTCAATGTATAGGAGTTTGGGGTCCTGCGAATCGGGCATGAATTGGAGGTTGAACATCTTCTGCAAATCTTGCAGGAGGTCCGATTGCTTGACATCGGCAGGGATAGCCGTCCGCATATCCAGCACTCCGATACCCAACGGGTTCTCCAAGCAAGTCCATTGGACCGTTGCACCCGAAAGGACACGGAAGTTCTGCGTCAAACTAAAAGTGTCAGCAGTAATGACAAACCCGACATTCGCCGTAATGTTAGCGGGGACGGTTATGTTCTCAAAGCGGACGGTGAACTGTTTGTTTATGTCTGCTGATATGCCCGTAATTACTGCAATGTCCTCGGAGTTGGTGATGTTGCGGATGGACATATTGCACCGAAACTGATTGATGGTTTGCGCAAAAGACCCGCTCACGGATAGGGTCACATCCACATTCCAACGGGTCGGGAGTGCAGGAGCGACGAAGGTGCTGGATGATGCCACCCAATACCCTGGGTTATCGTAGAACGGTGCAGGCGTGTCTTTCGGGAATGCGAGCGTTTGGTTGGCATTCTCAATAAAACTTGCCGTGTTCCCCGTGGCTTGGGCGAAGATATTGGACCCCGATAGGTTGACAGGCATGGTTCCTGCTGCATACGGAATCACCAGTTTATTGAATAGTGCCGAGTTGAAAAAGTTGGACGAGTACCTGAATCCTGCTTGGGCGAAGATGAGGTCCACCATCTTCTTGACATAGATGCTTGGCCCCAACTGCCACCACCCTACAACCAGGTTACCTTGGGTCAAGTCGCTAAATCCGACCGCATCAACCACGCCGTAAACATACCCGCTGCTCAACGCACCCGATGCCGTCCAAGTGCCGCTCACATGGCCGCTCGTGGGCGTGTGGTTCATCCCTGTCACTCCCGCCGTGTTGACGAGCATATTGCCCTCAATGGCTTTGAACAGGGACACATTATCAGTGAACAACCCCACCTCGTAGGTGACGGTCCCCTTGGTTTTGCTCATTGATAGCAACTGCAGCACGCCCGAAAACACCTGCACCCCGTCCTCCCACATGGCGGCACGGATTCGCTTGTTCGGTTGGAATCCACCCACAAAGGACTGGATATTGTACGCATACGCAAAGCAGGCCCGATTCGTCGGGGTGTTCGGCAGGGTAATGGTCTTACTGAATGACCCCCGTTGCTTGGTCACATCCTCAATATCCCCGATGGAATAGGTGACGGCGATGTCGGTCCCGCCCATCGTGTCAAGGACATAGGCAAGTTCGGGCATGGCATTCAGCCCCGCAAAGCGCAGGTAGAGGCAGTCAAAGCAGGCCGCTTCAACCGCATCGGCTCCATCGGCAGTCGCACGGGTGTTGAAGTTGTTCCACGCCGTTAGGTCGTCGATGAAGG